TTTAGGGCATTTATCTTTTAATTTATCAAATACATCACGCTTAATAACCATGAATCCTGTGCCACCATATTTAATCTCAAAAGGCTTATCTAAAGGCACTAATTCTTCTTTAACATCACCTACCATGTTGACTACATACTCACCTGTAAAGTATTTTAATTGGTTTTCTGGTACATTCTTTTTAATAGCAAATGCTAGTGAGCCAAAGTTAATTTCTTTTTTAGGATAAAGACCGCAAATAATGTCTACATCTGAATCAATCATTTTAAACAAGTGCTCTGGGTTAAAGTGAATATCAGCATCAATAAATATCATATGAGTGCAATCAGATTTTAAGAAATCATTAACTAATGTATTACGACCACGAGTAATAAGGCTTTCGTTATATAAGAATGAAAAGTAAGCATCTATATCTTTAACAATTAAATGAGCTTGTAAACTTAACATGGACTCCATATAAGTTCCATAACATAATCCACCATACATAGGAGTCGCTATAAATAAATTAGGTTTCATACTTAACTCCATGTAATTGTTCAATAATTCTTGCAAATTTAAATATTTTTTCTAATGTTAATACTTGACTTCCATGTCCAAAAGCATCTTTATATGCTTTTATAATTTGTTCTTGCGTGAGTGGTCTAGAGTCCACTGTTTGCCTCCGTTAATTTTTTACTATCATATTTTTTAGTATTAGTTACTTTTACAACATTTTTTGTATCTGGGATTAATGGCGTTATTGTGACATTATGTAATTTAGATTTAAGGTCTTTTAACCATGACATTTCTGTGGGTTCTGAAGTCATTAAACCAGACCATACAAGTTTACCTGTGCTATCAAACTCTTCTACAAGCCATGCTATAGGTTTCATTAATAAAATACCATCCTTCCTATTTTAACTTTCTTTTTACCCCATCTATTAACCGATGGAATTGAATCATCATGAAAGTATAAAGCATTTGCAACTGGGTTAGCATATTTATTAAATACAACTGCATCAAGTACCAAAAGTTCTGTTTTAAGAAATATTTCTGTATCCACATCTTTATGAGTTTCATCTGTGACCCCAATAAATTGACCATTAGCATAAACAACAGAACATACATCACGACCCCAACGACCAGATTTAACCCTGTTACGAATGACATTGATAACACCTAATTTTTCCTCTAAAGATTGTGTATTTGCTTCATGATATACAGCAGCAGCATAACAAGCAACGTCTAATTCTAAATGATTAATGTCCATTTGGTTGATAAAATCCATGTACTAAAGGAAGAATTTGTTCTGCACCTATTTTTTCAATAATCATATTTCTAATATTATATTTATTCATTCCTGCTAATTCACAACACAAATCATAAATATCATTATCATCAAATAACCATTGTATAGCATCTATCTTGTCTCGTAAAGCTAATTTATTTTTAGATTTTAAAGATGTCATTGTTTTTTCTGTAGCATTTTCTTTGGTTCTTTTGGGAACATATAAAGCATCATCTATAGTCTGGTAAAGCATAGCTAATAATAACTTGGCTTCTGGTAATTCTGTCAAACGACTATTGTCATCATTATCTACTATATCATCATCAAAATCCATAATGTCTCCGTATTTTCATTAGGGTAAAATAAATGTTTTATACTTGCTTTTGTATCGCAAAAACAGCATAATTTGCTAGACAAACAATTTTGTATGTCATAAACAAGGAGCAAATCATGTGGACAAAACCATCAGCAACTGAAATGCGTTTCGGCTTTGAAGTTACAATGTACGTTATGAACAAGTAATACCTAGAGAGGGTGTTCCTAAAAAGGAACATCCTCATCTATTGCTGCTTGTTTAGGTTTAACATCACCATCTTTTAATTGAACAGTTCCGCTAATAAACTTACCGCTTTTACCTTCACGAATCCAACCTGCAATTCTAAACTCAATACCGTCAATATTTGCTAAACCAGTATAGTTTGGTTTTTTAGGATTGTCTCCCTGCTCATTTTTAAATAATGTAAATGTGTTTGTATTATCATATTTTTGTTCTGCCATGCTTTTCTCCTTAAGTTATCTAACTGCGTTTTTACGTCTAGTAAAATGTGTTTTAACTACTGAACCTCTAAATGCGTCTGGATTTGTTGTAATTAACTCATCTATTGCAGCATTTAATTTTTCCATATATGGTGCTTGACCTTCTTCACCTAAATCCCAAAAAGCTCTAGATTTTAAACCACTATGAGCCATCATAAGTTTAAGTCTTTGCTCTTCTGTTAATCTCATTTTATCTCCTTTAATCTATCAATGATAGTTTGCACTTCTAATAAAAATGCTTCTATTTCTTTATCTAATTCCATTTGATACACTTCATCTGCTTCTACACGCTTAACAAATACTTGAAGATGCTGCGGAAACATAGGGTTATAACTTACAAAATCACACCATTTTCTACCTGTACAACGCAACTGAAATTGTATTTGTGGTATGTATTTGCTTGGTACTTCTTGCGTCATTAATGTTTCAGTATGTGTAGTTCCCATTGGACATTTAATTTCTAGTAATCCATCCTCACCTACTAAACCATCTGGACTAGCACCTGCTTCTAAAGTAGGATGTTGTATAAATCCCACCTCTTCTACTTCTCCAAACTGCTGAACGTATCTATCTCTAGCAAACACTTCTCTATCTATACCATCTTGCATAGCTTGATTAATATAAGACTCTTGCTTTTCTCCAGTCAAACGTTCACTTACTAACTGAATTTTATAATTGCGTCTAGATGCTGACTCTCCTGTTTTTATCTTGGAAAGCACATCAACAACACGACTAGCTGTAACCTTTCCTAGTCGTGCTTGAAACCATTCTTCTGTGCGTTGTTCCATTAAATAAAGTCCTCCGCTTTAGTATCTTTCATATTAATAACTGCACCTGCACTCGCATCAATGGCATCATGCTCTACAATTTCAAAAGCATTAGTCCATAAATATCTACGCAAGTAAGTTTGAACTGCACCTAGATTTTGAACATCATGACAACCTTTTAAAGCTGCACTTGACATAGGACATTTAAACTCAATAAATTGTGTAGCATCATCTATATCAGTTACAGTTAAAATTGCAATGTCAGTATAAAAAGTTACTGTTCCACAGATACCCACCTCATTACAAATCTCTTGAATAGTAGGTAAAAAATCACCTAACTCAAAATATTTGTATCCAGCAAATTTATTATGACCAGACTTTTTAAGGTCTGCTACTTGTAACTTAAGTCTTGCTTGCATTAACTTACTGTGTATGCTCATCGTTTTCTCCCCTGTTACATAATTTAATGTCTCTAATACTTCCTTTTGGTGTTGCTCCATCATTACTTGGTCGTAATGTTGTTGTTGACTCATTTGCTTTCTCCCATCTATCGTTGTCTTCTTTTAATTCATCTACTAACTCACTTAATATTAATGCTATATGTTTTAAACCAGATGCCATATTATGTACCCCCAAAATATTACTAAAAACCACTTTACCACATAATAGAACTTTTGTGTAAACTTTTTTTGTAATCGTTCATTGGTGACAATTCTTATAAATCTATCTACGTTCATATCTACTCCTAACCTAGAACAGACAATATACTCCTAGTCAATGTATATGTCAACAACTATTTAATAGGGGGGTATTTATCCGACTTTTATATTAGTTGACTATAATTTTTATGTATGTTAATATGCCTTTACGTTAAATAAAGGAGATAAAAATGACGTACCAAGAGGCTGTTTCATATTTCAAAACAAAATACCAAATGGCAAAAGCATTAGGACTAACAAGACAGGCTGTGCAGCATTGGTCTAAAAATTTAGATAAACCTATTCCAGAATTACGAGCATATCAAATTAAAGATATTCTTGCTAAACAATCTGGAGGTGTTACTAATGATGCCTAGGAACTGGAAAAAATTTCAGCACTATAATAATAGATGTCCACCTTGGATTAAAGTACATAATGACCTATTAAAAAATCCAGATTGGTTTGCATTAAAAGATAGTAAAAGTGCATGGGTTTTAATAAATATTTGGTTAATTGCATCAGAAGATGTTGATGGAAATTTGCCAGATAGCAGAACGCTAGCATTTCGCTTGCAAATGTCAGAAGATGAGCTGAATAAACATTTATCTTTATTAAATCAATGGCTTATTGAGAATGATAGCATTATGCTAGCATCATGCAAGCAAAATGGGGTTACAGAGACAGAGACAGAGACAGATATATCGTTGTCTAGATTCAATGACTTTTGGAAAGAATATCCAGCTAATAGAAAAGTAGGTAGAAAGCCATGTGAAACTAAATGGCAAAGAAAAGAATTGGATAAGATTGCAGATAAGATAATTTCTCATGTTAAAACTATGAAACAAAGTAAGTCATGGAGGGAAGGTTTTAATCCTGCACCATTAACTTATATAAACCAAGAGAGATGGGAAGATGATAATACACCTAAACGAAACGTATGGGATAACGCACTATGAATCTAGGTGATGCTATGGAATCATTAACAGTTAATCAGTCTGTTATTACTGATTACTACCAACAAAAGGAATATGCTCATGCAGAGTTTAAGGTTAAGGATACGTCTGTATTTACTGGCGATGTCTTGCGATATTTTAATACTGAAATACATAGTGGCAAAACATTGGGATTCATTAAAACGGAAGATTCATTTAGAGTAAGACCTAGTGAGTTGACTGTGTTGACAGGTGTGTCTGGTCATGGTAAGTCTATGTGGCTGTCACAGGTTATATTATCTTTAATGACACAAGGAACAAAGTGTTTAGTAAGTTCTTTAGAGATGAGACCTGTATTAACACTTGCACGAATGATTACACAAACTTTAGGTTCACCAGAACCGACAGATGAGTTTATTGAAAAGTTTTGTGAACGTGCAAAAGATAAATTATATATATACGACCAGATGGGTTCAACATCTAGTGAAGATATGATTGCTACATTGTATTGGGGTAAACACATTTTAGGTGTAGAAGTATTTGTGATTGACTCCCTCATGAAGATGTCAGATATTTCAGAAGACAATTATGAAAAGCAAAAGTTGTTTATAGATAGACTTGCTGTCACTTGCAGAGATTTAGAAATTCATGTATTCTTGGTTGCACATACTAGAAAGATGTCAGATGAATCAGAAGTGCCAGATGCTACTCATATTCTTGGCTCATCACACATACGAAACTTGTGCGATAACATCATATGTGTATGGCGTAATAGAAACAAAGAACGTGAAGTAGAAAACAATGAGAAGACAGAAGATGAATTAAAGAAAATTCCAGATGCTATGGTCTTTGTTCAGAAGCAGCGTAATTATCAGTTTGAAGGTAAGTTTTCTTTTTGGTTTGACCCTAAAGGATTAAGATACAAAGAATCACCACGATGACAATAAATGATTTTATAAAAGAATGTAAAGAATTATTTGGTGATGACATAATTTATAAAGCCACATCTAATGACGGTGTGACTTTTAAATCTAAAGGATGGAGTGATAAATATGATTCGGTTCGTTTTAACGAAATACAATTACGAGAGTTTATTAGAAAAGATTAAAGCACTTGATTTAACTAAACGATGGAGAGTAAATATTTCTGAAGAAAAGGCAGTTAGAAGTCTTGAACAAAATGAAAGATTATGGGCTTTGTATGGTTCAGTAGCTAATCATTTAGGTGAAGACGCACAAACAATTCATGAGTTAATGGGATATAAATTTTTACGTTATCAAACAGAGATAGCTGGCAACCCTGTTGAGTTAATTAAATCTACTACAAAACTTGATACCAAAGAAATGACAGAATATCAAGAAAACATTGAACGTTGGGCTAGTCAGTTAGGATGGAGTTTTGAGTAATTATAGAAACAAAAAACTTTTAGAAGCAGTTCGTGAATTTCCTTGTGCTATGTGTGGCAGACAAGATGGAACAGTGTGTGCAGCTCATTCTAATCAACAACGTGATGGTAAGGGCACAGGAATTAAAGCTCATGATTATCGTATCGCTAGTCTTTGCTATCAATGTCATGATATGATAGACAATCACAAAGAGTTAAATAAAAATGAAAGAGTAGAAGCATGGGAATCTGCTCACCGTAAAACTATGGGTTGGTTATTTGAAAAGGAGTTAATTAAAATTGGGTAAAGGTTCTACAAGAAGACCATTGTTAATTTCTGAACAAGAAGCAGAAGACAATTGGAATAAAATATTTAAAAAAGATTATGAAT